CACGCATGATGCGCAACACCAACAAGAGACTTTCATCTCTTGTTAAGAGCCATCCTGCAACGTCTGTTGTGTCCCCCTCTAAAGGGGCGCACATCAACGGGCGTCACGGAGGCGATGTGGTCTCCACCCAGCAAGTTTGGACAGCTTGCTGGGCGGCTCTCGTCCATTCCGGCTGGAGCTCTCTTCGTGTGTCTTGGTACCTTCACCGCTGGTTTATGAAGACTTATCCTTTTAGAGGGATAGAATTCGTTGCCGGCGTGCTGAAGGCACTTTGTCACACAATTCGTGCCGCTTCTCTTCGCTCGCAATACGATTTGCCAGACTCTCTCCCTAGGGAGATTAGTAAGGCATTTGTAGAGCTCGCTTGGAGAAACGGACGCGATGGCTTTGCATTTTCTCGCATGGCGCGCGCCTTTCCTCGTCCTTCCCCCAAGGGAGTTGATGAGGTCGTAAAGGCGGCCAGAGAACTTGCAAGTCAGAGAGCTCCAACATTGGAGTCTGGCAATAGATGGATGCTCGACGATCTTCGCAGTTTTGTGATTAATAACTGCAAGAAAGTACGAGAGCATGCACCTGCCAGTCTCCCCTCTAGTACAGCCTCCTGCTTTGAGCTTTCTGCAGCTAAAGGCGGGATTAACGGCTACTTCACTCAGCTCGGGGATGAATATATCATCGAACGGTGCCAGCAATATCACTTCCCTGGTTGGTGTCACGACCGTCGTACCTCCAAAGGAGGAGACGGAGTGCCTAACCAGGGTATGCTGCCCGTGGATATAATCATCCCACCGTTGACAACGTATTCGCAGGACTCCTTGGGGCAGTTCTGCCTTCGTGTAATACGTAGTCACGGCCGTGCTGACCTTGACGTTCGTGGTGTATCTCGTGCGATTGGAATCCTCGTTGCTCGTCGTAATAGGTCCGAAACCCGCCCCCTTTGGGGAGGGTGGACTCAGCCTACTACGCGAGCAGAGGTAATCCGATCGCCGGGGTACAAATACCGTCTCGTTGGCGTACCGAACGCGATAGTATTTGCCGAAGGTGATTGGATCCGACGATCCGCGCCCATGTTCCCTAAGGAGCATTGGTACGTGAAAGAAGGACATCACCCCGGAACCAGGATGTTCAAGGCACCCGGAGAATTTCTGTCTAGTGACCTTTCCAAGGCCACAGACGGACTTTCTCACGAGTGTGTTGAAGTCGTTATCGATGCTCTCCACCAAGCGGGTGCAATTCGCGCAAGCGATTTGCATTTCGCAAAGTGGGGACTCGGACTGTACGAGCCTACCCTCTGGTCTCACAAGGAACAGAGTTGGCTCGCAAAGAGGGGATCTCCAATGGGCACTCCTCTCTCCTTCATTGTTCTTTCTTGGGTTTCTGCCTGGACTGTCCGTCCATTGGCAGACGGGAGAGTGCACGGTGATGATGCCGTCGGCATCGTATCTCAACCATATCATATGGACGAGTACGAGTCGGCTGTCGATTCCACCGGTGCCTCTCTCAACCGCACCAAAAGCTACTTGTCTCAGAACAGATTTACATTCTGTGAGACATGGGGCATTAGGTCGCGGAACACAAGGAACAAGAAGTTGAATGGTGTTTCTATCTTCGTTCCCCCCTCCTGTCCTCCGCCTGGACTTGCTGCTCCTCTCGTCGCCGAGAGCAGGACAAGTGCGGAGTATCTTAAGAGACAGGAGAGGGTTATGAAGACCCTCTTTCCGTGGATTGTTAAAGATCCTAGACTCCACCTGCCTGTGCAGGTTGGTGGTCTGGGATACACGGGAAGAGGTCTCGCAGTAAGCAAAGCAGTTCGTTGTCGACTTGCGTACGCCCTGTCCAGGGGCGTACCAGAGGTCGCGAACTGCGTAGCTATGTGCGGGAAGAAACCATTCAGAGAGGAGGGCCTCTTCCCGAGGAATTTGGTCCCTCAACCTAGTCAGGGAAAGCTTTGGTATAAGTCTGTCAAGATGACGACTCCCATTGCTTTCCGAGGCGATAAAGCTGACTTTGTTGAGGTTCCGCTGCCTGAACTCGTCACCTGGCAGTCGAGTACATCTGAAAAGGTGTACTACGCACTGGGTGGGTCCGTTCGGACAGTTAAGCATTCCTCGGGAAGACCGGAAAGGGCGAGAGGGAAGATCTTCAAGGGTGGTAAGGTACCTATCATAAAGCCTCTTACAAGGCGATATGGTGTAGATAACCTTATCAGGTTCTCTGAGCGAATAAAGAACCATCCCGTGATGATCAACCCGACCATAGCGCGTCAGATTCTGGGTAGAACCCAACGTTCCAAACAGGCGTAAGCCGGCATGGAAATGGACCCCATCG